ATCTATAGAATCAAGATATTCTTCAATATACCCAGTATTTTTATTAAAAAAATCATAGTTAAAATAATGTGAAAATTTTTTATTACGTTTCAACCAATCCAATTTATTCGCATAACTGTTATATTTTTTCATATAAATTAAGTCTATTGTATCTGGTTATTATTTATATACCAAAAACAATAGACTTTATAATTATATATTAGTATTAAGACAATCACCAACAGATAAACCAGAATTGAATGACTTTCTGCCATTATTGGTTGGAAAAATATGTTCTTTACTTACAATAATATTTTTTCCGTTTTTAGTAGTAATCTTGATACATTCCTTATCTTTCTTATGATGAACCATCATTATAGTTTTATAATTATCTTGAGATTTAATTTGATCGCCGACAGACACTTCAGAAATTTTTTTATTACTACCATCCCGCATTTCAACGATTTCATCAACAAATATACATTCTGAAGTATCAGACATATCTGGATCAGAACTATTATAACCACTACGAGTAAGTTGAGTAGCTGTCCATAATGGAAAATTGTGTTCTACTGCCAAACCACGAAGTTCCTCAGAAATAGATTTAACAACAGTATAAGAGTTCGCAGAATAATTTTTACTATAACGACTGGATGTACATATATTCAAATAATCCACAAATAACACATCAGGAACAAAAGATTGCTTTAATGAAAGTTCACTTAATAAAGTTCTAAAGTGTCCAGAATGGGCAGATGAGGTTGGATATTCTTTAATAATCAATCTTCCCATTGTTTTTTTCATCAAAGATTTTATTTTATTTTCAAACATCAATTTAGGAAGACTACATATATCTCCAATATTAATATTCAATAAATTAGCATCTATTCTTTGAGCAATTTTTTCTTCCGACATTTCAAGAGTAATATAAAGAACATTTTTCCCTTGAAGTAAAAAAGAAGAAGCAAAATGAGTTAGTGTTAAACTTTTACCTACATTTGGTCCAGCAAGAATTACATTTAAAGTTTTTTTACATGTTCCTCCACCAGTAATTTTATTGAAATATTCTAAATCAAAAGGCAATTTTTCTTCCTTTCGATTATAATAATCAAATCTTTTTTCATAGTCATTTAAGTAGTCATGACCAATATTATTATCGAAACCAACTGCTAATGCTTCTTGAAGAATACTCGGAATTGCATCTCTATTCTTTTTTTCATCTTGCCCATCAGCAATTTTAATGCTTTCCATCAAAGCAAGATAAATTGCACGATCTCGACACCATTTTTCTGTAGTATCAATTATCCATTCCAAATCAACGTGTTGATTGTCTAACTTTGAGACGTACTCACAAATAGTTTTGTAAGTATCCTCGGTAATATCTGTTCTTTTTTCAGTTTCAATTAAGAGAACTTCTTTAGTAGCAAGTTCTTCATAAGAAACTATAAACTTACAAATTTCTTCAAAAACTATTTTCTCGTGAAAATTTTCGAAATATTGCGTTTTAATGAATGGTAAAACCTTTCTACAATATTCATTATTAAAAAGAAGATTACGAAGAATTGTAGTTTCAATTTTTTCCATTACTTATAATGCAAATACGTGTGTGCAATGTATTTTGGTTCACTCACAGGAACTAATCCAGAATGCGGAAACATCCAAAGTGGAGGAAATACTAATAAATTTCCCTTCTTTGGTGTGATTGTTTTGTTAATAAATTTCGTCTCTCCACCTTTATTCACATCATTTAAATACCACAAAAAAGACAAATATCGTCTTGAAGTCGAATTGTCTACAACATCCACATGAGTATTAAATTCGTCTTTTCCATCATTATTATAACGCTTAATACGAAATTGCTCAAATGCATGTTTTTCCGGAAAAACTTTTCTACCTATCATTTCGTAATATTCATCACGATACCTAATTGTATTTTGTATAAGGTAATTATGAACTTGTTCTGTTTTTTCTGTTACCTTATAATTTTCTGTAAGATTAAATTGTGTAAAATTTGGTTTTCTTTCATTATCAATTCTTTCTTGTTTTTCGGGAACTTCCTCAAATAAAGAAATTAAAAAATCACAAACATCAGATTCAAGTGCATTCTCATATATATGAATTAATGAATCAAGATTTACCATAACTAAACTCTTTTTGTGCAGTTTCATCCAATGCCTGCATTACTTCCGAATTAAAATATTTTTCTGGATCTTTGAGTATATCTTTACCAAATATTTTTTTACCATCCATTTCATAACGTCCTGCAATATTTTTCCACATTCCACCAAGCTCACCAAGTTCAAGTAATCCATAATACTTATCAAGACCACGATCATCATAAAATAAACGAATTGAAACTTCTTGGTTTTCTTTACTTAATCTTGATTTTTGTGTTTTTGCTTTAATAATATTTCCTATAACTTCTGTTCCATCCTTTTCTTTTGATTTAGAAAGATAGATGATTGTAGATGCAGCGTACTGCAATCCTGATCCGCCCGACATTTGCTTTCCACCATAAAGACTCATACTTTCATAAGTGTGATTTGTCACTATCATTGGGATATTTGCCTGTCCCAATTTAAGTGTCAACATACGAAATGCACCCTTAATCAGTTGTGCCTTTGTCATATCACGAGTATCTTTCTCGGCAAGAGTATCTGTAATTTCTTTATTTGTAGAAAGCATTCCCAAGGAGTCCAATACAAATATACAAGGACTTCTTTCACTCTTTGTTTTTTTTAGATACATATCAACTGCTTTTAATGTCTTATTACGAAAATCTTCAATCGTAACTACATTGACAACCACCAGGCGAGTTGTGTCAATTCCCCGACTTTCCAAAAGGGATTTTGTGATTGCTGCTTCAGTATCAAAATACAAACAATATCCAGTAGGATTATTGATAAGGAAATTTTTAACGACGGCAAGACTGAAGAAAGTTTTCCCAGTGCCTGTTTCCCCCGCGATTGCAGTAATCTTGTTACCAGAAACACCACCAAATATGCTACCAGATACAAGAGCGTTAAAAATGTAACTACCAGTATCCACATACGTTTCAGTTTCATCAATATCTGATGCCAATTGTGTATAATCACCGCCAATCTCTTTTACTATGTCCTTAAGAAATGTTAATCCAGAATCTTCCATTTTATTTACCTTCATATTTTTTAATTAAAAAATGACTCCAAATTAGTGATGTGTTCGATTTTCCATCCAATTACATCAAGAATTGATTTTAAAGGATCCAAAAATGCTTTTTCAAATTGTAATTCATAATTAATATATTTGTCAAGTTTAAGTTCTTTTGGAAACTCTGAAATAAATGCAATTACATTTTCGTGTATAGGATTTGGAAGTTTAAGATAACAAAATTTAATTTTTTCCCCATTTTGTATACGTGCATATTTTTTATCTAACTTTTTTTCTTTAATTATATAATTATAAACCAAAGCACCTCTTGCATGAATTGGAGTACCTTTTCCATATAAAATATTTTTAGATAAGGAGTTGTGTTTATCTACATCAGAAACCATACGAGGAAAAGATATTTCTTCTGGAGAAAGATTATTAAAAATTTTACGACAATTATCTATATAAGCAATTACATCATTCTCTGTTCCACTCATTATCAGTTTCAGAGCATCCTTAATCATTTTACGGCAGGGTGCTGGTGTAGAAGATTTGACTGCCTCAATACCCATTATTTTAAGTTTAGGTTCATCATAACGAACACCCTCAACATCCCAAGCATTTAGAATATATCTTTTTTTGGCAGTCCAAATTCCACGATCTGCAATAGTTTCTCGTTTCATTTGCATTTTTTGAGCATAGGCATTTACATATTCTGCCAGTTCTTCATAACAACTTTCAATATATTTTTCAAGTTCCACCTTACAGATCTTATCAAGGAACGAAACAATGCTCTCAGTAGTTTCCTTTCTTCCTTTGTATACAGTTTCAACCAGAGGACCCATATGAAGATAAATGCTATCAGTATCGGAAGCAATAACATAGTCAATATCATTAGTTTTAAGAAGTTTATTTAAATATACATTCATTTTATTCTCAATCCAACGAATTGCAACCTGCCCCGACGTTGTAATTGCTTCGGCATTTGCTAACTTATAATAACGAAAATATTCATTACCAATGGCGCCATAAGCTGAGTTAAGAGATATCTTTTTTGCCATCTGTATATTATTACATCTGGAAATTTCCTTTTCTAGTTCTTTTGTTGGATTTTTTTCATATTGTTTTTTTGCCTCAAGCATTTTCTTTTTAAATATGACTCTTTCATTATACATTTTTTCCATCAATTCTGGAAGAAATCCACGAACATCTTTGCGATACATTGCACCATTCGGACATACTGCATAATCCTTGTAATCAGAAAAATCAAGTTGTTTATTTAAAATTTTATCTACTGTTACTGTAGGGTGCTTTTCTTCTAATAAAGTTTCTGATGAAATATTATAACCCATTATCAAATGAGGATATAGACTGTTAAGATCAAAACTTACCACATAATCATACATTCCAGGTTTTGGTTCTTTTACATAAGCTCCTGCAAATTTATTACTTTTTGTGGATCTATCTTTTGGCGGAATTACTATATTTTTTTTCTTTAAGTAATTAAAAATAATTGCATCCCAAGTTCTTACTTGAAAGAAGATATCATTAAAATTAACCTTAGCATCATATGCCATCGTAAGAGCAAGTTCAATTAATTTCATCTTGTCTTCCAATTGATCCACAAGTTCCACATCTCGGATATTGTAATCAATAAATTTCTGCCAATCCTTTGTATAAAAATCTTTAAAGGTATCAAATTCAGAGTGATCTAATTTATTTTGTCCGAGTTCTACTTCGGCAATATAATCCAAACGATACGATTCTTGTGCTTTATATGTAAATTTTTTATAAAGATCAAGATAGTCAATAATTGAAACTCCAGCAATCTCATAAGATATTTGTTCTCTACCTTTAATTACAAGTTCTCTCCTACGAATATCACCCCAAGGAGATAAACGACGAACCTCTTTTTCTCCAAGAATTCTATCAATTCTTCCTACAATATAAGGAATATCATAAAGTTCACAATTCCAACCAGTAACTACATCAGGAGTATTTTCTTCCCAAAATGCCAAAAACCTATACACTAAATCAACTTCATCTTCGCATTGTACATACTTAACATCTTTACGAGTATTATTATAAGGACGAGAAGCAAAAGATATAATATTTTTAGTTGCATAATTCTGCAAAGTAATTGCAAGAAGTTCTTCGGCGCAATCAAAAACATTTGGAAATCCACTTTCAGATGCAACCTCAATATCAATCGTAACTAAACGAATTTTCTTAATATCGAATATTATTTCATCTTCTGTATATTTTTCTGAAATATATTGAGTTTTATAGTTATCATTTCCATAAATTGGAAATTCTTTTACCATTGCATATTTTGCAAAAAAGTCTTTACACTCAGAAATTTTACCAGGTTTAATTGGTTCTACATCTAAACCATCCAGAGTCTTGTACTTACTTTTCTTTTTAGAAAGAACATAAAGAGTAGGATGATATTCTTCTGTATATGAAAAATAATCCCCATCTTCATATCCTCTTACATACATTTTATTGAATTTTTCATAAACATTTGTATAAAACTTCATTTAACAAATTCAAAATATTTTTCAAGTATATTTTCTTTTGGTTCCAATAAAGTCAAAATTTTATCGGAACTAATCATAATTTCAGACATAAAGGTATATTCAGACATCCAAGGAGACAACTCTTGAGTATTGGATATAATATAAGGATTAATTAATCTACAATCTGGTTGCCCAATATCTGCTAATACTTCTTGAATTTCACTGATTAAAATCAACCCGTTCACTAAGATTATTACTTGAATCGATGTCTCCCCCTCCACCACTTGTTCGTCTATTGGTATCAACATTTCTTCTTCCATTCATTTTTTCCTCATAAGATTTTTTAATCATTTCTACAGGTTCTACAATTGAAACTACCCAATCAGCATTTACTGCAATATCAGTTTCAGCCGACAAAGGCATCCAAGAACGAAATGAAACATTATAATTAGTTTCATTTTCTTCCGTAATAAGTTGAGGGACAATTAGTTTTACAGCACAAGGATTTGAAAACAAAAAAGAAACCAGTTTTTCATCTTCATTTACAATTTCTTTGATGTCTGCAATTACTTCTTCACCCGATTTCAAAAGTGCTAATTTAATAGACATGATTCTCTCATACTTTTTCTATTATATCATAAAAAAAAGGAGGTGTCAACTGAATTTGACCAGTTACCTCCCTTTTTAGCGACGATAGTTTAGCTCAATACTATTTAGAGATAATCTTTTCTCTTATGAGACTCTGGAACAATTCTACCCAGATTGACTGTAAGTAATCCATCCTCAAAATTTACAGAAGTGACTTCTGTATCATCAGAAAGAGTCCAGGTTCTGGTAAAACTTCTTTGTGCTAAACCTTTATGTAAATAATTTGTTTCAGTCTCTTTATCTTCTTTTTGTCCTTCAATAAAAAGTTTTCCGTCTTGTGTATAAACAAAAACTTCTTTTTTTGCAAATCCAGCAAGTGCAAGTTCAAGTCTTGATTCTACATTACTAACTTGAACTAAATTATATGGTGGATAGTTTGAAGTAGTTTCGTGAAGATTGAATAGACGATTAAAATATTCGTCCATTCCAATACTATTACGAGTAATCCTGTCCATTAGAGCAGGAAGATCGGCAGATGTATATCTTGTAAGATTAGTCATTTTTTGCTCCTTATAAAGCGAGGGTGTTTGATGATGTGAACCTTTTTCAGCATTCACATTATTATATATTAACAGAAAGCAGAAAAAAAGGGAGTGTTGAACTCCCTATTTTTTATTCGGTTTTATCTAATCCAATACATGTCTACAATAACTTCGGCAAGATGAATCATGCACATCACAATCAGTAATACACTCAAAATATTCAGAAATTTTATCCAATTCACTAAATTCCTCAGTGGGTTTTTTTTGAATCATCATACCTCTAAGATTGTTAAAAGAAATTAAGTTGTACATTTGCCTCCCTAAAATAAGTAATTATTTAAACTTATTTTTCAAATCATAAATCCCCCAATCGTACATACAATATATATGCGAATCAACACAAACAGATTAAGATTAAATTAAGATTTATTAATTATTCTTCCGTTTCAGTTGGTTTTCCTTTCTTTCCAATATTATACTTAGTTTCTAATATCCAATCTTCTTTATCCTTATACGCAAGAACTTTAATTTGATTAAGTGGAGCAATATCTGTAATCTTTTCTGGATTTACAAGAGTTACCAATCCCCAGTCGGCAATTAACTGAACTATTCTATTTCTTCTTTGAATATCATTTACAGTTAGATTAGCATGTTTACCATCCAAGGCAAAAAGTTCTTTAAAACTTACAATATAATATCTACCCTGCTTATGAAGAATATGACAAGATTGATATAATTTTTTCTCTTTTCTTGATGCAACTCCAATACGAGTTAAAGTTTCACGAACCTTTAAAAAATCATCAGGCTCATTAAGAGTAATCTCAACCATCATATCCGGTGTCCATTTAACAATCGGTTCATTTACAACTGACATAATCTTTCACAAAATGTTTACATATGTTTTATTTATATTAAGTAATTATTTTAATCCACCAACCGCAAGTTTCAATTTGATATACTCAATCTGATCTTTATTGAGAATATTTAAAGATTGTTGTGCCTTTTCATTACTATAACCATAGTATTTCTTAACACATTCTAAATCTTCAATTTTATCTTTATAAATCCAGGGAGAAAATCTCTTCTTTTTCCTTAGACTATTTAAATAAAAAGAATATTGCAAATCTTTATCAAGATGATGATGCATATTCATTTCATTTGCATACATCACACAATCAATATGTCCCGATAAACAACGATTGATAATATATGGTGAATAATCTTTAATATTTTCTAATAGATTTTCTTTTGTAAAATTAATTGAGTTTAACCATTCTTTGAGTTCAATCATCAACCAATCCCTCACTTTTTAATTTATTATAATTATAGCAACCACCAAAGGTAGGTTGAATTTTTGATTTTTTAAAAAAATTCTCCAATGTTGCTACCTTTTCGATTGGATAATTTGTTATTAAAAGTTCTACTTTCACATTTTCTTTTGTTCCCTTTTCTCCACGGTGAGCCATAGAATATCTCAATTCCCATTCACGAATATAATAATTCTTATATAATTCAAGAAGTTTTTCATTTACATTATATGTAATCATAAAATTATGAGGACACTTATACACATTTTCCGCAAAGAGGTCATGATCAAATGATTTATGCATCTCACGATTTTTTCCATACAAAAAATCTTTAATATCATATGGAGGATCCAAAAAGACAAATACATCATTTCCATCAGCATTCATTACTTCGGAGTAATCGGTATTTGTAATCTTCCAATCTTTTATCAATTTTGAATATTCTTTAAGTTTTTCAATACCAATAAAAGAAAAATTAGAACGAGACGCAGTTGGTGAAAATGTACTGTTCTCAGTCAAACCAGAAAAACTACACTTATTAAGAATAAAAAAACTTACTGCTCTTTCTAATCCATCTTGATTATTGATATCTATTAGAACCCGATCAAACAATTCTTTATGTGCTTTATCTTTTAAATCTTGAGTCTGAAAATCAGACACCTTAGTTTTTATTTCTTTCAATTTCTCGGATAAATTTTCTCCATCATTACGAAGTTGAATCCAAAAATTATAAAGTGGAGCATAAAGATCATTCACCCAAATATCAACATTCGGATATTTTTTTGTAATATAGATAGCAACAGAACCCCCACCAATAAATGGTTCACGATATTCTTTGAAGTTTTCTGGATACCAAGGTGCAAGAGTTTTAGTTGCTCTACTCTTACCCCCAGGATATCTTAAACAAGTTTTTAATTGTTTTTGACTAATTGACATTTTTTCTTTATTTGAAAGAACACTCGCACATTATTTCAGTTAAGCAAGCAAGCATATTTATTTCTTGATCGGCACAAAAGGCACTTTGATATTGATACTTAGCAATAATAAGAACAGAAGCAGCAATACTGGGACCATCTAAATGTTCATATAAGGCATCATATACCATACGAAGAACACTGCTGGCATCATTGTCAATATTGGAAACAACCCATTTACGAACTTTCGGAAAGTCCTTTTCCTTTAGACATTTAACGAGATCATTAAGTTTAATATTCGAAAAGGAAGCAAGAATTGCCGAGTCAATTTTTCCAGATACGGAATATCTTTGACATTCGTTCAAAATTCTTCTGAAATCGGGAAAATGTTTGTTTACAAGTTGGGCAAGAACTTTATCATCTGCTTCAACTTTTTCTTGATCCAAGATCTTTTTGAGCCTCTCAAAGAACTTTGAGGCAATTTTTGGTTTATCATTGGATTTGATTCCAAAGTCAACAACGGCACATCGAGAGTGAAGTGGTTCGATGATTTTGTTTTTGTAGTTACAGGTAAAGATGAACCTGCAATTACCACTAAATTCCTCAATAGCTGCCCGTAAGAGGAGTTGAACATCACTGGTTGTGTTATCTGCCTCATCAATGATGATGACTTTGTGTTTAGCAGTTGATGAAAGTGAAACGGTCGAAGCAAAGTTTTTCGCATTGCTTCTGATAGTATCGAGGAATCTACCCTCGTCGGATCCATTAATAACATAAAAATCTACTCCAAGTTCGTAACATAGTGCTTTAGCAACTGTTGTCTTTCCAATGCCAGGAGGACCGGAAAGCAACAGATTTGAAATTTCTCCTTTATCTACAAAATCCTGAAATGTTTTCTTTATACTTTCAGGCAAAATACACTCTTCAATTGTTTTTGGAGCATATTTTTCTACCCACAAAAAATCATTTCTCATAATAATTTAAATAACTCAAAGATTGCTTTAATTTAATCTAGACTACTCCAATTCTATCAACTGACTATCTGGTTCCAAAGCAATCCAATAATTCAAGTCTCTATCAGTGCTCGTAAATCGTGACAAAAGTTTTTGTGAGATAACAACCTCATAGGAACCAGGAAGAATCTTGATATTCTCTACTTTAAAGTTAAAAGTAAAAACACTATCAGTTTCTCCAACCACAATAGAAAAATCATTTGAGGTATCATTCTTTTTATCTCTTACTACCAACTTAACAATACCTGCCTCACCAACCGCAGATAAGTCTGGAAGTTGATAAATCGCAGCAGCTTTAAGTAATTTATCT